AGACGGGAGTAAAAAGCTTTACTGATTAAAATGTGAGTACGGAATTAGAAACATAAAACTTGAAAAGGAATAGATGCTAAGAGATTTAAGGCGTTGCTGTTTACTCTGCCAAAAAGAGCTATAAAAAGAAGGAGGCCGGGAACTATCAAAAGCTCCCGGCTAAAAGTATGAAAAAGAAAAAGTTTTATTTGCAATTACTCTTTGCTCTGTACAAGTAATAATATATCCAGAAAATGTGAGCAATATGTGATACAGATTTGAAGAATTTGTGAAAGGGGAGCGATACCGATGGACAAGAATATCTTAAGTCAGTACATAGATGCCTGTGAGCTGATCAAAGAAACAGAAGAGGAAATCAAGAAGCTAAACAGAAAGAAAAAGACAGTGATACAGACAAATGTGTCCGGGAGCAACCCTGAGTTTCCTTATAACCCACAACATTTTAAAATCCAGGGAACAACATTTAACTATGCAGATGACAGCCAGCTTCGATATCAGAAGAAGATTTTGGAAGAAAGAAAATCCCAGGCAGAGCAGTTAAAGATAAACGTAGAAGGATGGCTAAACACAATCCCTCCCAGAATGCAGAGAATCATAAAGTACAAGGTCTTTGAAGAACTGACCTGGCAGCAGGTAGCTAGAAAGATGGGAAGAAGAGCAACTGAAGAAGGCGTTCGCAAAGAATTTAATAGATTTTTTGAAAAAAAGTAAAATTGTCCGTTTTGTCCGATATGTCCGATTTTAATATGTTATAGTATAAACTGAACTCAGTGGAAGATCATACAGAGTTCTCCTTCCCTTAGATGACTGCCAGTACCCACCTGGCAGATCACCAGAACATCTCACCGAGAGGGAGTGAGCGTGAGCCATGGAGCCGCAGGTTCGAATCCTGATGTTCTGCTCCGGTTTAACACCGGACTCATATGGATTTTCCTTGACATAGGAGCCATCTGTTCTTTATGAGCAGGTGGCTCCTACGCTACGGACATTTAGCTCAGCTGGTCAGAGCATCCGGCTCATAACCGGACGGTCCTGAGTTCAAATCTCAGAATGTCCATAATTACCGCGGGATAAAGTAACGGAAACTTACAGGCCTCCTTAGCCTGGAATGGCGGTTCGAATCCGTCTCCCGCTATCAGAGAACAGGAGGGATGGCATGATATACAAACGATGTAGCAGATGCGGGGGTAGGGTACCAGCAGGGACTACATGCCTATGCAGAAAGAATAACATCAGAGAGTATGCAAAGCCAACCGGAATAAAGAAAGAATACCACACACAACGGTGGAAGAACCTGAGGCAGGTTGTGCTTGACAAATATGACGGGCTGGATATCTACATGATGTACAAGCATAACAGAATAGTGACAGCAGATACGGTACACCATATTGAATTATCGCAAGATAGACCTGACCTGTTCTATTCAGATTCAAACTTGATTCCAGTCTCAAGAGCTGGACACAAAGAGGTACATGCACGGTACGAAAGAGAGGGGAAGACAGTGGTGCAGGAAGAACTGAGAGACTTTCAGATGCGTTTTAAAACCACCGGGGAATAGAAAAAAGTTTTGATTGGATTCTCCACGACCACGTATGCCCCTTTCTTTCTGCAAAATTCTAAAAACGAAAAAAAAGTTGGCAAATGAAAGGAGGGAGGTCAGAGGGCAAGACCGAGAGTGCCGGTAGAATTGCAAACCGGACATTTAAAAGTTATTGACGGACAGAAGAAAAGAGATGCAGAAGACCAGGTAAAAACAGAGAAAAACCAGCTTAAACGACCTCCTTCTTGGCTGATCGATGATGTTGCTAAAAAAGAATGGCGAAGAGTTGTAAAAGAGTTAAGCAAGCTAAATATAGTCGGAAATCTGGACTTAAACAATATAGGAGGTTATTGCAATGCGTTCGCAAACTACGTAAAAGCAACAGAAATATTGAGTCAGCAGACGTATTATGTTGATCGAGAAACCAGAACGGGAGTAATTGTTGTAAAAAATCCTATGGTTGATATTCAGAAAGGGTATGCAGAAGAAATGAGACGCTTCGCCGCCTTATGTGGTCTGACAATTGATTCGAGATTGAAGGCAGGATCGGCGAAAGTAAATAAGCAGCAGGAAGAAATTGAGAACCGGTTCGGTGCTATATGATTCTTGATGAACTTAAACAATACGCTTGTGACTGCATATCTGGAAAGATTATCAGTGGAAGAAAACATATATGGGCATGTGAGAGATTACTGAGAGATATCGACCGAATCGGTCAACCGGATTTTCCATACGTCTGGGATGAAGACCAGGCGGAGAACATTGTAGAATGGTTTGCACTCTTACGACATAGTAAAGGAGTTCTGGCAAAGCAACCGATCATTCTAACACCATGGCAGAGATTTAGAATTTGCCAGCTGTACGGATGGGTTCATAAAAATACCGGATATCGACGTTTCAAGAAATATTTCACAGAAGTGGCCAGAAAGAATGCGAAATCTCAGGAAGAAGCAGGTATTGCACTCTATGAGGCAGCAGTTACATCAACCAAGAACGGAGAAGTATACGAGATTTATACCGCCGGCACAAAACGCGATCAGTCCAAAATTGTATTCGGGGAAGCCGGATTAATGCTTCAAGGATCACCTTTGAGGATGAAATTTAAGGTAACCAGGGACTGTATAAAACATCTGAAAAGCAATAGCACAATCAAACCATTATCAAAAGACGATGGAAAGTCCGGGGATGGTACAAACCCTGCACTTCTGGTTTTAGATGAGTATCATCAGCACAAAACCACGGAGTTCTATGATTTAGGAATAGGATCAAACACAAAAGAGCCACTCTTGATGATTATAACAACAGCTGGAATGGATTTAACTTATCCTTGCTATGTGACTGAGTATCAGTATTGTTCCAAGGTGTTGGATCCAAACACGGACGTGGAGAATGATGAATATCTGATCGACATTTGTGAGATGGATCCGGAAGATTATGAAGACATTTCAAATCTGGATAACGAAGAGACTTGGAAGAAAGCTAATCCGATTAGAATGACATATCCGGAAGGTGTCGATAAGATTCGCGGTGAATATAAGATTGCCAGAGAACAGCCGGAACATATGACGGCCTTCCTCACAAAATGTCTGGATGTCTGGGTGCAGGCGAAAGAGAATGGGTATATGGACATGTCGAAATGGAAAGCCTGCCAGGTGAATGAATTACCATTTGATATAACGGGGCATCCGGTGTATGTAGGTTTCGATATGTCTGCAAAGACAGATCTTACATCAGTGGCGTTTATGATTCCGTTTTTATCCGGGGAATATGATGCGAATAGAAAAGAAATAGTAAAGTATATTCTTTGGTCGCACAGTTTTATCCCGACAAGGGAGAAGCTTCAGGAACATATTATAAAAGACAAGGTTGCCTATGACGCGTGGGAACGTATGGGATTTCTGGAGGTAACAAACACTCCGATCGTAGATCAGGGAGCGGTTATGAGATATGTTCTTGAGACCTGCGAAAAAATGAAATTAAAAATACAATGCCTGTGCTTTGACCCTGCGAATGCGAGTAAATTAATGATGGATCTGTCAGATGAAGGATACGATGTCGAAGAAGTATTTCAGAGCCACAAACACCTAAACGAAGCAACACAGGGATTCAAAGAGCAGGTATTTTGCAGAAATATTATATATACTTACAATCCTCTGCTGAATTATGCGATGAGTAATGCGGTAATCCGGCAGAACAATGGACTGATCAAAATTGATAAAGATGCAACAAAAAAGAGAATCGACCCAGTGGATGCAACACTATGTGCGTATAAGCTGGCAATGTTTCATACATTCGGAGACGATTACGGAGATTACATTAATAATTTTATTGAGGAGATATTGAAGGATTCTACAGAAAATTAAAGAAATGTGGAATTCCCTTGTTGGAGAGCCTGTATCAATAGATGATGAAAGGCTAATGGAGTGGCTTGGAATTGATCCAAAAACCCCACGAAATGCAATTGGAGAAGTAACGTATTTTACATGTTTAAAAATGCTTTCAGAAACAATGGGGAAAATGCCACTGAAATTTTATAAGCAGACCGATAAGGGGAAAATACGGGCAGATCCGACGAGAGCTTCATGGCTCCTTATGAATAGACCAAATCAGATCATGACTCCGGCGACGTTCTGGGGCACGATAGAATATAATTGTGAACATTATGGAAATGCGTATGTATGGATACAGACGAAATTCGAGAAAAAGGGAAGATATGGAGGAGAATACAACATTCTTTCATTCTGGCCTATGCAGAGCAATTATGTGGATGTGCTAATGGATGATGTGGGAGTGTTCGGAGACGCAGGAAGGCTGTATTATCGATACAGCGATCCTAAGACCGGAAAAACATACACTTTTTCACAGGATAATGTTATGCACTTTAAAACATGGTGCACACTTAATGGAATCATGGGAAAACCGGTAAGGCAGATCTTACAGGATTCAATTTCGGGCGCAGTGGAGTCACAGAAATACTTGAATCAGCTGTATGCTAGCGGATTAACCGCAAAGGCAGCGTTGCAGTATACAGGAGACCTTGATAAACCAAAGCGTATGGCCTTGCAAAAGGAATACAACGCATTACTTTCAGGCGCTAAAAACGCAGGTAAAGTGGTGGCGGTACCAGTTGGTATGACACTGCAGCCACTAAACGTAACTCTGGCAGATGCGCAGTATGCAGAGATAAAAAAATATACGGCATTGCAGATTGCAGCAGCATTCGGAATTAAACCAAATCAGCTAAACGATTATGATAAGTCAAGCTATTCAAATTCTGAAAGCCAGCAGTTGGCATTCCTGGTGGACACGATGAGCTATAGATTGTCACAGTACGAGCAGGAGATAAACTATAAATGTCTTTCTGATACTGAGAAAAAAGAAGGATATTATTTTAAATTCAACGAAAAAGCAATATTGAGAACGGATTCAAAGACACAGAAGGAAGTAATAACTGGATACGTGCAGAACGGAATCTATACGATCAATGAGGGGAGAGATCTCCTTGATCTTCCTTTCGTGGACGGAGGAGATGTCAACATGGTAAACGGAACGTATCAGCCGATAACACATATAGGCGCGGCTTACGGAATTAACACACAGGGAGGTGAAGGAGATGGAGATTGATGTAAGAGGGGATATCATCAGCAATGATGATAAATGGATTTACGACTGGCTGGACTGGGATTCCACATGTCCGGATGATATCAGGAATGCAATTGCATCTCTTCAACCAGGAGAAACACTCATGGTAAACATAAACTCAGGCGGCGGCTCTGTGATGGCAGGACAGGAAATCTATTCTATTCTTGCCGGAAGAAGTGACGTGGAAATCAACATTCAATCGCTTGCTGGTAGTGCAGCCAGTGTGATTGCAATGGCAAACACATGCAAAATGAGCCCTGTTGCGACTATAATGATCCACAATGTCTCAATGTCAGGAGCTTCCGGAGATTATCATGATATGCAGAAGAACGCAGAAATCCTGAAAACAATGAACAGTGCGCTTTCGGAAGCGTATGCAAGAAAAACAGGAAGATCAAAAGATGAAATCCTGAAAATGATGGATAAGGAAACATGGATCACAGCAGAGAAGGCTCTTGAACTTGGATTTATTGATAAGATCGAGAATTCAGGGCAGCAGTTCTTTAATTGTGTGTGCGGAGTCAGACTGACGGATGAAATACGCAATAAAGTAAAGCAGGAAAAAGAAGCCCAGGAAGCAGAAAAACAGCAGAAAAAAGAAATATTAGGAGACTTAGACCAGTATGGCGTCTGAGCGGAACGGAGGATATAAGGAATAAAAAATTATTAGAACTTTTAAACTCTATTAATGAGAAAAAAACAATGGTACAGTCCCTGGTAGAACAGGGAAAGCTGGAAGAAGCAAGAACAGCCAAGGAAGAACTTAAAAATATGCAGGAACAGTTTGACCTTCTGAAAGATATCATGGATCCGGACGGAAATGGAACAATTAAACCGCAACAGGATCCGAAACCGTTAGAAAATAACTCTATCAAAGAATTTGCTAATGCTGCAAGAAGAGGATTCCGAAATGCAACCATGGTAGAAGGCACACCTGCAGATGGAGGATATACAGTCCCGGAAGACATTCAGACACAGATTAATACCTACAGAGATGCAAAATTCTCTCTGATCAGCCTGGTTGATGTAGAAAATGTAACAACAAATAAAGGCCAGAGAACCTATAAGAAACGTGCGCAGCAGACTGGATTTGCGAAAGTGGGAGAAGGTGGAAAGATAACAGCTGGAACAACCCCGCAGTTCGAAAGAATCTCATACGAGATTGAGAAATATGCAGGATACTTCCCTTGCACAAATGAACTCCTTGCGGATACAGATGCAAATATCACAGGCGTTTTGACAACATGGATTGCGGATGAGTCAAGAGTCACAAGAAATAAAATGATTCTTGAGCAGATTGCGACAAAGGATGTAACAGCGATGAAAGATCTTGATGATATCAAGAAAGCATTGAATATCACGCTTGGACAGGCATTTAAACCTACTTCTGCAATTGTGACAAACGACGATGGGTTACAGTGGCTTGATACATTAAAGGATAACGAAGGAAGATATCTTCTCCAGCCGGATCCTGCAAATCCAATGCAGCTTAGACTTTGCGCTGGATCAACAATTGTTCCTGTCAAAGTTATTCCAAACTCCGATATGCCATCCGATACAAAGACAGCAGGAAGCAGAAAAATACCAGTTATTATTGGAGATTTGAAAGAGGGTATCAAATTCTGGGATAGAAATCAGATGACTCTTATGACATCTAACATCGCCCAGATCGGAGAGCTGAATGCATTTGAAGAAGATCTTACAATCTTCAGGGCAATTGAAAGGGAAGACTGCACGGTGAAAGACAAAGAAGCGTTCGTGAACGGACAGCTGACAATTAAAGATGCAACTGTTACAGGAGTATGAGATAAGGCGGTGAACTGTGGATATTGATGCAGTAAAAGAGTATCTACGAATCGACGATGATGCAGACGACATGACCATAGAACTGATGATGAACGCTGCAAAAGAATACATAAAAGATGCTGTCGGGAAATGTGATGAGAAGAATCCAAAAACGCAGATGCTATTCATGCTTATCATACAGGATCTCTACGAAAATCGTGTGCTGACAGTAAAGGAAGCAGACAAACAACGACTGACACATGTGGTCGGATCAATGGTTCTTCAGCTACAGGCGTCACAACTGGAGGAAGAAAATGGTTGATATCGGAAAACTAAACAGGCGGATCACATTTCTCCGCCTGAACACTTCAGAAGATGAAATGGGTCAGGACAAATCCGAGTGGAAAAAATATCGGACAGTATGGGCAACTGTAAAACCATACAAAGCATCAGAATACAATTTCATGAGCAAATTAAAGCCGGAGGTTACACACAGAATGTACATCCGCTTCCGAAAAGATATTACTGCAGATATGAGGATTTTGTATCAGGGACACATGTTTTCCATTGCAGGTCCGCCGCTTGATATGGACAATACGCACAGAATGTTGGAAATCCAATGTGAGGAGGTGTTCGAAAGTGCCAAGTATCAACTTTGATTTTGACGCTTCGGAACTGATCCAGGCAATGGAGAAGGCGACAAAACAATATCCTGCATCTGCAGAAAAAGTTTTAAAGAAAGAAGCGAAAAATATTGCTAAGGATTTACAAGGACGAGTAAATTCCGAAGCAAAAGGGCACCATTATGCAGGGCAGGGAGCAACACCTAAACCTCTGGCAAAAAGCTTCCGACAGGGGAAAGTAATGCGATCAGGAAGTAAGGTTACGGTTGCGGTTACAACGACAGCGCCGCATTATCACCTTTACGAAGAAGGACATGCGATGATAACACATAAAAGTAAAGACGGAACACATGGACTAAGACAGGTCGGAGAAGTTAAAGGCAAGAAAACTGTAGCTAAATATATGTCGCAGCGAGCGGATCATGCGGAGCTGATTGGACAAGAGCTCCTGCAGGAAATATTAAAGGAGGCAGGATTTGACTCTTAAAGAAATAAAAAAAGCGGTCAATTCCGCTCTGAAGGAGAAATATCCGGACGTAAAAATATACGGAGCAGATACAATAGAGGGGTATATGCGCCCTTCATTTTTTGTATATATAACACAGACTTTTTCGGAATCGACTAAAAATGCAGCTCACAAAAATGTGGAAATAGAGATTGATTTTATACAAAGAGCAGCGAATGAAGAGGAAGCAATGAAATTTTTCGCTAGGATGGAAGAATTATTTGGACAAAAAGTGACAGCAGGGAACAGAAACCTGAACACAAATAACATGGAACTGGATTTCCAGGGAGAAAATTTGAATATTCCTGTATGCCGGTTCGATGTAGAATTCTGGGATCAGATTCCGAGAAAAGAAAACTATGACACAATGAAAGAATTAATATTTGCACAGGAGGTAAGGAATTAGGGGTTTACCGGTGATGAATGTCGTATTTGTGGCGGCGGCGAGAAAATCAATTAGGCGATCTGAACGCGGAATAGTGGGAATGATCATAAAGGACGCGGTTGTCCCGGATGGAAATCCGATTACAATCTACAAAGAAAAAGACATACCCGAAACGTTGAGCGCAGAGAATAAAGAACAAATTAAACTGGCAATGAAAGGAAATGATACAACTCCGCGAAAGATAGTTGTATATGTTCTTGCGAAAACAGAAGAAGATTACAGAAAGGCTCTTGAATACTTTGAAATAAAAAAAGTAACATGGCTTTGTTGCCCAACAGTAAAAACAGATGGCCAGGAAGAAGAAATTGTAACATGGGTGAGAGATCAGCGAGAAGGAAATAGAAATAAAATAAAAGCGGTTCTTCCGGACAATACTGCGGACAGTGAAGGAATCGTGAATTATGCTACAAGCGAAGTAACAGTAAAAGGGAAGAAGTACGGCCCAGAAGAGTTTTGTTCCCGGATTGCAGGTCTGCTTGCAGGAACATCGTATAAAATATCATCGACCTACGCAGTTGTCGAAGAGGCGAGTGAGTGTGAAAAGCTGGACAGAGATGCCTTAGATGCTGCGGTAGATGCAGGGAAGCTTGTGCTTTTCTATGATGGGGAAAAAGTGAAAGTAGCCAGGGGAGTTAATTCTCTGACAACGGTTTCAAAAGGAAAAGCAGATCCATGGAAAAAAATACGTGTTGTAGAAACTATGGATATGATGCATGACGACCTGGTCCTGCTTGCAGAAGACAACTATGTTGGAAAATACCCAAATACATATAGCAATAAATGCTTGTTGATTTCTGCAATTGATTCATACATGAAAGAATTAGAAAGAAACGGTCTTATACAGGACTATGCAGTCGAACTTGATGTAGAGAAAATCAAAGAGTACATCATTGAAAACAAAGGCGTAACCAGAGACGAAGCGGAAGCAATGTCAGATGAAGAAATAAAAAAACAGTACACCGATGAAAAAGTGTTCATGAAGGCATCCGTAACTATTGTTGATGTCATGGAAGATATTAATCTGGAAATTGCTGTTTAAGGAGGAACCACAAGGAATAATTACACACCAGATCGTGTTATTAATGGAACGTTTGGAGAGTGCTGGATTGATAATGATTATATGGCGGAAGCAACGGCGCTCCAGGCAAAGATGAAACTTGATACAAGCGAAGTAAAAAGAACAGGGACATTGGAGAAAGGATACAAAATAACTGGAATCAGTGGATCTGGTACACTGAAATTAAATAAGGTTACATCCTATTTCTTGAAAAAAGTGTCTGAAAAC